CATCTATTTTTTCATCTTTTCCAGATAATAAAACTTTTTGATACATAATTTGATATTCTTGATAATAATAATAACATTCTTCAAGAACTAAATAATAATTAGAGTATTTATTCTCTTTAATAGAACGCATTAAACACCGTTTAAACAATTTTGGTGTTAATTTATATTCTTTTTTATTACCATTAGCACCACCTCGTCCAGTTCTTTTGACTGCGGAACCTTCCGCAGTCAAACATTCAAAATCAATATTTTCTTGAGCATTGAATTTTTCTAAGCAATCTTTAATATCATTACTTCTTTTAGTATTAATAATACCATATTCAATTAACTTTTGATGTTCAATGCAAATTTCATCTTTTTTAGGAATTAATTCTAAGAAATAATCCATAAATGAAATGTCTAATTCAGGATAAAATTGAGATTGAATTTCTTTAAAATATTCATTTAATTTAACATTTCTTAATTTATCACTTAAATAGATGTTAAATTCTTGAATATTAGCAAATTGACTCATTGTGATGTTTATTATGTTATATACTTATTCTTAAAATACTTATTCAATTTTATTTTTAAGATTTAGTAAGTATATTACTAAAGAAGCATTGAAACGAGACTCAAATATGAATATTAATTTAATTGTATGTGCTGATAAGAATTTTGGTATTGGTAAAAATAATACATTACCATGGAATTATTCTAAGGATTTAGAATTTTTTAAAAATTCAACAATTTCTAACAATTCTAAAAAAATTAATATTGTTATTATGGGGAATAATACATATAAATCTATTCCGGAAAAACGCAGACCATTAAAGCATAGATTAAATATTGTATTAACTAAAAATAAAGAATTATATAATTATAATAAAGATTTAAATATTTTAGATACTAAACTAGTATATTTTAATGATCTTATTTCTATTTTATATTATTTAGATAACAATAAAAAATATATCAATGATGTATGGGTATGTGGTGGATCATATATTTATACTCAATTTTTAGAATTACATATTGTAAATAATATTTATTTAACTTCTATCATTAATTCAAATTTTAATTGTGATACATTTTTTCCAAGTAAATATTTAAAATATTTTGAACCAATTGATAGAACAATAGAATCTGATTATAATAAGAATTCACATTCTATTATTAAAGATAAATTACAGTTTACTTCATATTCTTATAAAAATAAAGATGAATTAAAATATTTAACTACTATTTGTAAAATTTTAAATAAAGGAATTTCTAAAATGGATAGAACAAAAGTTGGTACTATATCAACATTTGGAAAAAGTTTTACATATAATATTAGAAATTATAGATTACCATTATTTACACATCGTAAAATGTTTTATCGTGGTATTATCGAAGAATTATTATTCTTTATTTCTGGCAAAACAGATACTAAACTTTTAGAATCAAAAAATGTTAATATTTGGAAAGGTAATACATCTAGAGAATTTTTAGATTCTAGAAATTTAAATCATCTTAATGAAGGAGATATGGGTGCAGGATATTCATTTCAATTAAGACATTTTGGTGCAGATTATATTAATGCAGAAACAGATTATAGTAATCAAGGATTTGATCAACTTAAATATGTAATTGATTTAATTAAAAGGGATCCACACTCTAGACGAATTTTATTTAGTTATTGGAATCCAACTGATTTAGATAAAGTTGCATTACCTAGTTGTTTTTTAAAGGATTCTTTAGTATTAACTAAAAATGGATATATTCCAATTCAAAAGTTAAATCTAGATAATGATAAAGTATATACTCATGAAGGAGAATGGCAAAAAATTAAAAGTGTTTATTCATATAAATATCGTGGATTAATTTATTATATTTCTTGTCAATATAATACCAAATATATTAAAACAACTCCAGAACACCCATTTTATGTAATTGAAAAACAAAATATTGGTTTATTACCATATTGGTGTAAAGCAGAAGATTTGCATAAAGATCATTTATTTTGTTTACCAATTAATAAAACAGAAAAATTAATTAAATTAAATTATGATGATGAATTTAGTAATTATTTATTATCTACCCATAATAGAGAAATTACTTATGAAGATTGTTACTTCTTTGGATATTTTTTAAAAACCGGAACTTATGATAGTAATAATAATTATTATATTTCAATTTCTGATTCTGATTTAATTAATCTACATAATCATTTTGATTACTTTGAAACAATTAGTGAACATAAGAATTTAAATAATAATACATATACAAAATTTAAAATTACAGATTACAAATATTATAATTATTTACATAAATTTGGAAATAAGAAATTTAATAAATTTATTCCAGAATGGGTTGTAAATCTCCCACCTAAATATTTAACATACTTTTTAAAAGGGTTTAATTATAAAAATCAAAATAGATTTATTGTTTATTCTAAGCAATTAGCATATACTCTACAAAGAATTTTTGCTAAAATGCATTTATACTTATCAATTACATTTCTTTCAAAAAACAGAAATTCATTTAGTTTAAAAATTATTAAAAATTCTAAATTTATTGATAATGATTTTCAATATTTTCCGATCAAATCAATAATGAGTAAAACAAAACAAACAGATGTCTATAATCTAGAAGTTGAAAATGATAATTCATATATTGTTCAAAATGTTGCTGTGCATAATTGTCATATTTTATATCAATTTTATATTAATAAAGATACAAATGAATTATCATGTAGTTTTTATCAAAGAAGTTCTGATTTTGTATTAGCTGCTAATTTTAATATTGTTAGTGCAGCTGTTTTAACATTTATGCTATGTCATATTACTGGATATAAACCCGGTAAAATTATTCATACAATTGGTGATGTACATATTTACCAAAATCATATTGAAGAAACAAAAAAAATGCTAAATAATTTTCCATATAATTTTCCAATTTTTCATATTAATGATCCAGATAATAAAATTAAAAATATTGAAGATTTTAAATATGATGATTTTAAAATTTTATTATACAAGAGTTATGATAAATATAATTTTAAAATGGCAGTATAATAATAACATAAGAAAAAAATGATTAAAAAAAAGTGTATTTAAGGATATATTATGATATGAATATTTATTTATCATATATTTTCTTTTAGGTATTATTTTTTTTTTTATTTGCAAATTATGCAGATATATATTATCATTATAATCATTCAATAGTTGATTTCGTGTAATTAATAATAAATTATTAATTTGAATAGAATTATTTGAGCGGTAAATAACTTTATGATAAGTAAACATAGATATTTTAACTAATAATATAACGTTTTGATTCTAATATACTATTAGTTAAATTATTTTTTTTATAAAAAATAATAAATTATCAACATTTAACTGGGTTTCTAAATAAATCTTCTCGACAGTTAGGACAGTTTATTTTAGTATTAAACCACTCAAATAAACAAGTTCTATGGTAATGATGATTACATTTTTTAATAATAGAAATATTTGGATCTTTGTTATTTGATAACTCTTCTAAACAAATACTACAAACTCCAATCGACTCATTAATAAATGTTTTGATATAATTTGGGATTTTATTATTATGAATATATTTGATGTAAGTATTAATATGGAATTGTTTATAATATAATGGTAAAATAGTTCCTAATTTATTTAATGTAAAAGGAAAAGAACGTATTTTAGTATTATAACATTTTAAGATAGATAATTTAGTATATGTTTCAGGAATATTATTGATAGGAGTACAACTAATATTTAAATAATTTAAGTTATAATAATATTCAGATATTTGTTTAATATTATTACATGCAATATCTAAATATTTTAAATTATTTAATCTATAAGATATATACTTAATATTATTTTTTTGACATTTTAATGAAACTAAAGATGAATATTTATTAGGTATCATATAAATATTATTATTATTACAATTTAAATATTTTATTTTACTAAAATTAGGACATAAAATTGTAATATTGCAATTAGAACAATTTAAATGTTCTAATCTATTTAAGGTATTAGGTAATTTATGTATTTTAGTATTACTACAATTTAACTCTTCTAATTTTTGATAACAGCGAGGTAAAATATATATATTATTAAATGAACAATTTAATATTTTAAGATTATTTAACAATGGCAAAATGGTAATATTTGTTTTAGAACAAAATAAATATAGTAAGTGTTTAAATGATGAAGGAATACTTGTAATAGGAGTATTATTGCAATTTAAATATACTAAATTAGTAAGATTGGATGGCAATCTTTTAATTTTAGTATTAGAACAATTTAAATATTTTATATGTTTTAAATTATAAGGTAGTTTTGTAATCTTTTTACATGAATTACAATTTAAATTTTTTAAATCTTCTTTATATTCACCAGTACAAATAATACACATATTTTATTCTAATTTAGTAATTTAATTTTTAAATTACATTTGTAATATTTTATTTTTTAGTTCTCCATAATACACCTCTAAACTTTTCCATTAATTCATCAGTTATTTTAGTATGTGTAAACATAGTATATGGTTTTCCTTTTAATCTAGACCATATATAAAATAAACTATAACTTCCGCAATTTGCAGTATCATATCTTTGATGTTCGATCTCAGTAACTTGTATAAACTTTGCAGGGAAACCTTGTTTTGATAATTCATCAGCCATATTTTGAAAAAATTCATAAAATTCTGTTCTTTCTTTTACATGATTTCCTTTTGTTAAAGGTAATCCAGATGAATTAAAATATTCTATTTGAATTGGATTTGTTGTAAAATCAATAAATATACTAAACCAATGCAATCCACCATTTGTAGATAAATCAGTATTACATACCATTCCAAAATATTTTAAATCACCATTATACGTTAATTTAGACTTTGAACTTCCCGTTATTTTAGATGATAATTCGATTGGAAAATCAATATCTTTAATATTATATAATTTATCATTATGTAAAATGATATCTGAGTTATTTGGTTTAAAGTTTTCTAAATCTATCATATGAATTGTAGAATAATAATAACCAGGATAATTACTTTGAAATTGAAATTGAATATTATCAATTTCGGTATTATTTAACCAATAGTTTTTATCTAAACTGTGAGTTGGTATTTTAAAATTTTTTAAAACTTGTTTATCAATAGCCAGTTTTAAATTTTCATCGTCTGTTTTATTTTTTATTGTATGTAAAATACATAATTCTTGGTCTGGTAGAGATAAATTAGGGTCACAATTTAATGCTTGTGATATTTTAGGAATTATAATATTTTTAGAGTCTGATAATACAACTTCAGATAATGATTGAATAACATTATTTGGTAAACAATTATTTTTATCTGCATTTAAAGCACAAATTGATTTATTATTATTCATTTTATATTAATATTATTATTTATATTATATTAATATAAGTATAATTTTTTATTATTAGACTGTAAAATAATAATAATTACTAAGAAAAAATGACATCTGACATTATACATTTAGATAAAAATATTACTAATTTTCCATCCGAATTAAATAAATTATTAGATAATTTATATAAGGATAATAATGAAATAATTAAAAAAACATTATTTGATTATCAAAGATATATATTTAATTATTTAGTATTTACTGATGCTCGTGGTATTTTATTATATCATTCAGTCGGTAGTGGAAAAACATTAACTTCTATATCAATTGCTGAAGAATTTAGAAAATTAGGCCAAGATATAATTATTTTATCTTCTAAATCTTTACAAAATAATTATAAAAAAGAAATTAAAACATATTTAGATTTATCTAATGGCGATAATACAATTAATGATACTGAACAAATTATTAATCAATATAAATTTGTAACTAGTAATGCAAAAAATATGATCCAGTCATTAGATGATAAATTAACATCATTTATGACTAAATATAAATCGAAAGATGATGAATCAACAATAAATCTAGAAAACAAAGTTATTATTATAGATGAAGCACATAATCTATTTAATTCAATAGTAAATGGTTCAAAAATAGCTAATGAATTTTATGATATTATTATGAATACTCAAAAAATTAAATTAATATTTTTAACAGGTACTCCTATTATTAATAACCCATTTGAAATTGCTGTCGCATTTAATATGCTTTATGGTAAAATTAACGTTAAATCACTAAATAGTAAAAAAAATTATCATACTATTTTACCCGAATATTATTCAGATTTTCAAAAATATTTTATTGATATTAGTTCAAATAGTTTAAAGAATGAAGATAAATTTAAAAATCGTATATATGGATTAGTATCTTATTATGGAGATATGTATAATAATGTAGTTAAAACAATAAAAGATGATATTAAAGTATTGAAAGCAAAAGAAAATTATCCTGATAGATTACCAATTAAAATAGAAACTATAGAAATGTCATTAATTCAAAATATTGAATATATGAAAGCTCGAGACATTGAAAAAAAAGAAACATCGAAATTTTATGGACAAAATGATATTATTGGTTCAAGTATTGTAAAAGAAAAAAATGCAGTATCTACAAGTTATAGAATTAAATCACGACAGTTATCAAATATTTATATTCCAGATGTTCAAGAATTAACTTTGTATAATTTTAATAAATATAGTCCTAAACTTGTATCTATGTATAATAATATTAAAACAAATCATAAAAACCAAATTTCTTTAGTATATAGTACATTTTTAGATTCTGGATTATTATCATTTGTTAAATATTTAGAATTAAATAACTATATATCTTATTCTGATAATTCAGATTCAGAAAAATTACATTATGCTATTTTTTCAGGTCAACAAACTTCAGAAGAAAAAGAAAATATTATTAAAATATGTAATTCTGAAGAAAATAAACATGGAGAATTAATATCAATTTTATTAATTTCTAAATCAGGTGCTGAAGGTCTTGATCTTAAAAATGTTAGATCTGTTCATATTATGGAACCTTATTGGAATTATAGTTTAATTGAACAAATTATTGCCAGAGCTGTAAGATATAAATCACATGAACTTTTACCAAAGGAAGAACAGAATGTTCAAACATATATTTATTTATCCGATTATAATTCTGATTTTTTAAAAAAAGAAAAAGATAAAATTAAAGAAAATATGCAATCTACTAAAAAAATAGGTAAAATAGAATTAACAACAGATATAAATATATTTAAAAATGCAATTAAAAATCAAGAATTAATTCAACAATTTTTAAAAACAATTGCATCAACTTCTATTGAATGTAATTTTTTAAATAAAAAATTATCAAATGGTAAAGGTATTAATTATGATTGTTTTAATTGTTTGGCAAATAATAAACAATTATATTATCCAGATATACATAAAGATATTGAATTATCTAATGCATGTTTAAAAACTAATAAAGTTATAGCTGAGGAAATTATTATTAATGGTGAAAAATTTTATTATACTATAGATTCTGAGTCTAATACAATAAAAATATTTAAATTTAATAATATATTAAATGCTTATCAATTAATTAATGATACTAATACAAGTCAAAAAATAAAAAATTATTTAGATTCAAAAAAATAATGTATAAATTATTGCATAATAAAACAAATAGTAATTATTTTATAATTAATATGAAATTAAAATTTCCCGAATCTAGCGATAATCAAATTATTCATGTAAATTTTAAAAATAATGACAATTCAACTAATAATGATGTAGTATTTAATTATAATAATCTAACTAATAAATCAATATTGAAATTAAAAAATAAATATATTAATGTAATTAGAAAATGGATTCAAAATATATTAGATCAGTATTCTTTATTGTATGATTCAGTATTATATATAACTAATTTAAATTATGATACTATTAGAATTTTTATTTATTTTAACCCACTTAGTTATTCTAATATGGATAATAATTATGCTATTTATTTAACTGATATGATTAAGTATGATTCTTTATGTAAATTAAAGATTCTTGAATTTATTAAATTATTTCAAATAGACAAATTAAATTTATTAATTGATTTAGAATTTGATATTATTAAACCACATATGGATACTGATAGTAGTTCATGTAGTTCAGATGAATCAGATAATACTAATAATTATACATTTAATATTATAGATTATGATTATTTTGATAAATCACATATATCTGATGTGCAACTTAGTAAACAACAAGAACATTTATTTTTACACCATCGATATAATATTATAAAAATAGTTGGAATATCTGGTATTAATAAATCAACATTTTTAAATGAAATTAAGAAAATATCAATAATTGAAAAAGGCAATATATACCCACATAATTATCATAAAAATTATGACACCGAATTACATGTAAAAATTAAAGAAAATAATAAACATATGTGGATATCATATGAAAAAAATACACAACTGCCAAATATTCTCCAATTACTTAATTTATAATTCCCAATAAAAATAAAAATATTTAATATTACTCATTTTTTTTCTTTCTTCTAATTCTCTATTAATTAATTCATTTTTTATTAAATTACATAATTTATTTTTTCTAAGTTTAACATTATCTAAACTAATATTTAATTTTTTACAAAGTTGAATTAATTCTATTTTATCTTTATTAAAACAATTTAATCCCGTTTCAACATTTCTTAAATCTTTTTTTTTATTATTTTCATTTGATAATGGTTTTCGTAATTTAAAAACTATATCAAATCCTAATTTTGTTTTTTCTAAATATCCAATAATAATTTTATTTTCGCTAAAATTAACATTTAATTTATTATAATCTAATTTATTAAACCAATAATTCATTGGATGATAAAATTTAATTTTTTCATCGTACACATGCCCAATAGGTAATAGATAATCAAATATTTTTAAATTTTCATTAGTATTTGTTGATTTTAATTTTCTTTTTGTTAAATAATCAGTTACTTCGGTTACTGCTTGATTATAAAAGTTAAAATAAAATTGTGTATCTTCATAACTACTTGATTGTGATTCTGATGATAGTTGTATTAATAAATTGTTATAATTATAATTATCCGATTCGTCATTAGATATTGTAAAATTCATTAACTTAGTCGATAAGATATATTTGCCATAAATTTCTTGTAAATCCTGATCCATTTTATTAGCAAATATAATAATATTAAATTTATTATAAAAATATAAAAGTTTTAAATAAAAATCATGATGAATATGTATTTGATAATTTTCATTCGTATATAAATTAAAAAAGTATTCTATTATCTCTTCTATTAATTGTAAATGAAATTTATAATCATACTCATAAATAATATTAACTAATTTATTTATATTTTTCTCTTGATATTTTTTAATAAATTGTTCTTTTATAAAATCATAATTATTTAAATTAACATCTTCTTCTATTAATTTATTTATATTAATTTTTTTTTCAGGGATATATTCAAATGTATTATATAAAATATCATATTCCACATTATCATAAATATTATTATCATTTTTAATACGATTATTTAATGGAATCAATACATAAAAATCATTAATATATAAAATAACATTCATATTATTATTCATATCAATAATAAATTTCTCATTAGAATTAAATAAATTATCAATTAGTAATTTATTATTAAAAGTTAAATTATCTTGATTATTTGCTTCATTAATATTTTGTATATAGCTATTAGTTTTATTATATACTAAAAAATCTAATGCAATAATTACTGAATATTCTGATATAAATTGTGTATTTTTTTTTGTTTGGAGTATTGAATTACGTATTGCTTTTAATAAATCTGAATATTTCCATACTTTTGATGTTTCAATAAATAACCTTTTAATTAAAAATTTACAATAATTAATTTCATCTTGGTAATAATAACTTTGAAAAGTGGATAAATTTATTTTATTATAATCTATTTTAATTAATTGATTTTTAGTTAATGGTTTAATATAATATAAATCATTATCATTAATTATATCATAATCTGGAAAATTAATATTATAATTAATATTTCTATCAATTGCCTGTTCTATAAATAAATTAGTTATTTTTTGAATCACCTTATAAATTTCTAATTTATATTTATATTTCATTTCTTCATAAGAATATATATAACTTTTTGTTTTTTTTTGAATAAAATCTGGTATAGTTGAAACTAGTATATGAATATTAACTTTTCTATTTTGTGGTGGTAAATCAATATGTGAATTTTTTCGAATTGCTCTCCCAAAAATTTGAATTAAAGTTGAAATATTATCTGGTTGATGCATTACTATTAAATTTTGTACTGCTTTTAAATTATAAGACTCTTTAATTGCCTTCGAACCCAAGATTAACCTAATTTCTTCTCCATTATTATTATTATTTAGATTAAAACTATCTAATTGTTTATCAATTATATTTTTATGTATTAAACTACTTATAATTATAAATCGTATTGGTTTAAAATCATGATTATTATGTTCTTCATCTCTTAATTTATAACATATATTGCATTTAGAATATTTATTTGATTGTTCATCTAATGGTAAAAATCCATTTATTTTTAAAAATTGTGATATTAAATTAATACCAGATACTTGAATAAAATTATGATAAATAAATATTTTACCTTTATCTTCATTAATAATATTCTTAATAATTTGTAATAATGTAAATAATTTAGTTGAATATTTTTTAATATTATTTTCTAATAAAATGTCTCCAGTAATAGTATTTTTTAATAATTTATCATTATTTATTAATGATATTCCATATTTATTTTTCCATTCGGGTGATGCATTTTGAATTTCTTTAATTATTTCAGTTTTTAAATACATACCTATTTTACTATTTGGTTTTGGTAATACAAAATCATTTAAAAATCTTTTATCTAATTCTAAGTTAATTGGATATTTTGTTAATGTTTTATTAATTAATTTAATTTCTTCAATAATTTCTTCAATATTGGTATCTTCTTCATCATCAACATATTTAATATTTTTTTGAATTGAATATTCTTTTGAAACTTCTTCATAAGTTTTAAAATGTAGATCACTCATTGGACATTTAATAAATTTTAAATAGGGTATATCTTTAATAGAAACACCATGAATTTCTTTAACTGGATATGAAGTAATATCCATATCTTTTAAAAAAGATATCTTACCCATAATATTTTTTTTTATTATTTCATATCCGCTCGATTTAATATTATTATTAGAATCAAATATATCTTTCTTTGATATGGTTAAATCCCCATTTAATAATTTTAGTAAACTAATTATTTCAATTGGATTATTATTTATTGGTGTCGCACTTAAAAATAATACTCTTATTGATTTTCGAGTTTTATAATAATTAAATATTATATTTAATGACATCCCCCAATTATTAGTATTTAATGAATTATAAACATTATGTATTTCATCACATATAATTAATGATTTATCAAATTGTTCTAAGAATTCAATATTTAATCTAATAATATCTTGATCGATTAAATAATTTAATTCGGCCTCAGAATTAATGTTATTTAATTGTAATTTAACATCTAATTGATTTTTAATTATTAATTTATTTACTAACTCTTTATATCCAATAAATTCAAAAAATCCATTTCCTTTTCTAGATTTTAATCGTGAACTATACTTCATTTTTAATTCTTTTAATTTTAGTATATCTGAATTATTATTAAACTGAAGAATTTGTTTTTTTAAATTAGTCATTTCTTTAATTTCATCATCATTAACTATCCCAAATTCAGATCGATTAAATAATTCTTTTTTAAATACATTTTTTGTAAAGCCAATAATATAAATCATTCCACTTTTTTGTGTTTTATCTATTAATTTTTCTTGTTTATAAATATTAATAAAATTTAAAGCTGTGGATAATGCAGTAATTGTTTTTCCAACACCTGTTGAGTGAATTAATAACAATTTCTCAAAATGAGTATTTGGATTAATAAAATGGGTAACAAATTGTTGATAATTTGTTAATTCTAATTTATTTGTTTGTTGAATTAAACTATCTAATGCAGTGAGATTAGAATTATTTTGATTTAAATATTCATTTTCTATAAATTCTTTTCTTGCATTTAAATCATCTTCAAATTTTAAATCATCTATATTTAAATATGCCATTTTGAATAACTTATTATATTTATATGATATAGACGACTATTATAATATTATTTATATTATTATATTAAATCAAAAAAAAATAAACAGTAAATATAAAATTTCATTTTAGAATCTTTTAATTTGAAATATTATTTTTCTTGATTGGGTTATTATAATTCTAAGTTTCCACTTATTATGAATTAAATATTTCAGAAAATTTTTTCCAGGTTTTGTATTAAAATAATAAACAATTTTATACAATGCAGATATAATCATTTTATAATAATCTTTTCTAGTTAAGAAAATAATTGGAAAAAACTTCTGGTTTTTAATATGTAGAAGTTGACTATTTTGAACTACAACAGTGAATGGAATTAATTTTCTCAATTTAGCAATTTTTAATCTCAATTTCATTTCTTTAATATTATTCATAAAATTATTTTTTATTAGCATTGTTAAGTTATAATTACTTTAAAAAAATTCAATTATTTTTTTATTAAGTTTATAAGTAAGTTACCAGCCAAGAAATGCTAAATCATTTAATTGTAATAAATTTACTAATTGTTTAAAATGTTTATTATAATTATTAGTAAGTATTGATTGCTCTAATATATGTATAATAGTTAAATAGTTATTATGTGATAAATATCGAGCTCTATATTTTAATACTTGCTCAAAAAATAACTTTCGATATTCTTTAGGATAAAATATAATATAATAATTTCTAATTGCTTGTAAATTATCTTCATCTAAATATTCAAATACCATTTGTAAATAGAATTTACGCTTTAAATAAAAATTTTCAATAATTCTAACTTTAGAGTTCATAATATCTTTAGATTTTTTATAGTGAAATTTATTAATAAATATTTTTTCTGGAATATTTAAATAAGAAATAATATTATAACTAATATAGGTATCTTCAATCATTGTTTAATAATTAATAATATTAATTCAATTTTTTAATTATGGATATTTTGCATAAATTAGATTTATTAATATCTATTGAAAATATTAATAGTTACCCCTTTAATTTAAATAATAAATTAAATGATAATATTATAGAAACAAAAAATGAGGTTGAATTAGAATATATTAATAATTTTTCAATACCTATTTTTATTAATACACAAGAAAAAAAAATAAAAGGATCTTATGAAAATACAATTTATATATATTAATTGCAATTATTCAAATTTCAGATTATCTAATTTTTTATCCAAATCTTCTTGTTCATCTTCTGATTCATCTTCATATTCAACTTCATCATTTGAAGTTGCTTGAGCAACCGGAGCAGGTTTCCCCATCATTAATTCAAATTCAGAATCATCAAACATATGATTATTATTTGACATACTATTTTTGTTAGATTTAACATATAAATTACGAGATAGTTTTGTATTTAAATTAAAAGATTGGTTTGACATAACTACTTGCATATAAATAGTTCCAGAAAGTAAACTATTAACTGTAATAAATTTATGAACATTTGAATTATTCATAATATTTTTACTTTCATCAGTTGCAAGTTGTGGCTTTTTATTAATTACATTCTCAAGATCATAAATATTTAAATCAAAATCTTTAATATAAAATGGTTTATTATCTCTTTTGTATGCAAGACCATCTAGAACTTCTAGTTTCTTTTCTTCTTCAGCATTATATCTTTTAAAGTTAAGACCTAACCAAAGCATTGGATTATCTAAATTTACATTTACATTATCCTTATTTTTTGCTTTCTTTTGAAGAGGTGTTTGTGGTTTACAATTTGGTACAATAACAACATTTGCACTATTAGCATCATCATCTTCATCATCATTAATAATTCCATTAGTTTTCATATCTTTTACTTTTTTAGTAAAAGTATTACAAATTAATTCCATTGCTTCACCAAATTTTGATTCTGCATTGGTAGAATCTTCTTTACGAAGGGCTACTTTTAATTGCTCAAATTCACGATCAATTGGTGCTTTAATTTTCCCTGCTACAGTTAAATTGATAAGTTTGATAATTGGAACAACTTCTTGTCCATTTTCTTTTTTAATTTTTAATTGACAGTATTTAACAGTTTTTGCTTGATTTTCTTTAATTGTTGTTAAATCAATAATGATAAAATCATCACCATAAATGTTATAAGATTTAATAACATCTTCTGGATAAAGAATAGATTGATTCATATTGTTTATTATTCTTTTGATAACTGAAAGTTAATTTATTATATTACTGTATATAAAGTTATCTTAAAATATAAATTCAATTTTTTTTTATTAGCATTATTGAATTTAAAATTGAATTAAATATTATTTAGATAATATAGTATAAGCATTATTATTCAATACAAGTATTAATAATGTATCCTTTTGTTAAATGCCCAACGTGTAATAATTCTTTAGGAGAATATGCAGATTTATATGAATTATTAAAAAATAATATTTATGAGGAAGAATTAAAAAAAATATACAAAGATAATTATAACCCTAATCAAATTGAAATTGATAGTTTGGTTAATGTTAAATTAACTGAAATATTTGAATTATTGCATATTCAACGTTATTGTTGTCGTAGAATTTTAATTACTAATGTTAATTATGATTCTCTATTGTATTCTTCGATTAATAATTAAAAAAAAAGAATTTAACGTTAACTGTTAGATTATATTTTTTTACTATTGATAGTATAATTATAAGTATGTTTTTAATTCTTCAATTTGTTCAGCATTTAAACCACCGACAAAAGATTCTAAACTAAAATCTAAACCACCGCAAGACATTTTTTGAACACCATCGCGATTCGATCCTCCGCAAATATATAAAGAATTATTAGAAGCACTTCCTGCTCCGCTAATTGTATTTTTAATTTTTTTCATAATATCATCATTATATGGGGTATATAAAAATGCATTCGATTTAATAAATTGTGTAATTAATTTATAAATTTCACTTTGTAGTAAATTAGATTTTGGGACATTATTAAATAATACTAAACTTTTTTTAGGGCTATCCCAATCTACTAAATTTAATGTCATAATATCTTCACCATCAAAAACTACTAAATCTGAGAAACGGAAACGTAATTCATCTTCAAGTAATTTATGGTGATCATCTTTATAGGCTTTTACTACATCATTAATAGTATCTTTTAAACCAATTGCTTTAATTTCTTTACGTTTTTCAATAATATTTTTTAATTCTTTATTATCATAATTATTCGAAGACATTAATTCACGAATTAATTCAACACTTTTAACTGGTGATTTATAAGCTTTATTAGCCCATTTGTTAAATATGGAATCTGGTATATGTTTACCACTCATACGTGCACTTGGTTGTACTAATAAATACCAACTAACAACCATATTAGGATCTAATAATTTGTGAACAGATTCATATACTTTTGTATCTTTACTTTTAACAAAAGATAATAATGAATTGACAGCATATGCAAAAAGTTTATGATCTTGTTCTAACATATAATTATTAATTAATTCATTAGTTACTTCTACACGTCTGGCTGATTCTTTAGAACCTTTTACAGTTTTCTTTTTTGTTTTTTTACTTTCAGTTGCTTCACCTTCTTCTGGGAAAGAATCTGTATCAAATACCATAATATCAGAATTCCATTTATTGAATTTTTTAGATGGGGATACTTTTAAACCTTTTACAGTTTTACCATTAAAAGAAACATATGAATTACTAGTTACAACTGAATCATGATATCCTTCTAAAAATAAACTTTTTAATTTAGTTAATGCTTCATCAGCATCACCTTTATCAACCATTCCTTGTAATTCACCAACCATTTTTGATGTTGGATTTAAAAAGGTTTTTTCACCACGACCTTTAAATAATCCATCAGCACATAAGTCTTCAATAACTGAGACTAGGGCGGTATTATTATCCTTTACAAAACTGAATAAATTACAAAATTTTTTACTCATATCTTTACACTTTGCAAATATTAATCTTATTTATAATTTATATGTATATTAATTAAATTATAATTTTTAATATTTTTTTATTATAATTTAATTAATTATTATAATAAATTAAATTATTTTTTTTTTAAAAAAAAATAAATTTGTTATACACTAATTTATTTTTTCTAAATTTATTTTATTTTATATTAAATTTTCTAATTTTATTTTTTTTTAATTAATAAAATAAAATATACAAGTGTAAATAAAAAAATATTAATAAATAATTAATTAATTAAATTAATTTTCTTTAATGGTATAAAAAAATAAAATTAATTTAATTAAAATTAAAATATTTATTATTTATATATTGACGTTAAATTCCAAAAAAAGAATTCTATAAACTTTTATATTTGTTATTATAAAAATGTTTGGCAGTATTGAATCTTCCTCACATATTGATTCGGTTGGAGCCTTTGAATCACAAAATTCTAAAATTGCTGGTATTGTAAATGAATTATCAACTATTTTTAATGGTAGTGGTCTTAATCCAAGTACTAAAATAACCGGATCTTCTGAAAGTGGCTTTTCTATTCAAGGAGGTACATTTGTAGCCGATCCTAAAGTACATGCTGGATTAGCTAATAAATTAGATGAAATTTATAAAGCACCTTGCTCTGTTGGCTCATCTGAAATTAGCGGAGGTAAAAAAATGTCCCGTGAAGTAATGGTTCTTAAGAAAATTAAAAATTCAGTTACTAAAACTAAAGATGAATATAATAATCTTTCTACCATGGTTCAAACAAAAGTTCAAAATTTAGATTCATTAAAAGATATGTTAGAAAAAACTTTTAATCGATTATATGAATTAGCTAAAGAAGATCCTAAAAATAATATTCATGCAAATCATATTCTTTCAGTTCAAACAAAAATTATGTTAGAATTCGATCGACAATTAGGTATTTTACAAAATATTTTAAAAGTAAATATTAAACCAACTCATCAAAATTTAGTTGAATTACTTAAAAAAAATGAAGATTTTACTACTCTTGCCGAAACATTAGGAGTTACTTATGGTGATGAAACTGCAAGTGATCGTTTAGCATTAGTTTTTACCAATGTAACAGATACATCTATAATGGCTCAAAAAGTTAAAGAAGCTCTTAAAGAATTAGAGATGTCTGTTTCAGAATATAAAAATATTAAAAATTCTAAAGAATTATCTGATGCTTTATATAGTGTATTTAAAAAATTTAATAAAAAAAAATTAGATACTACTCAAGACCTTACTAATATTTTAGAAGCCATGAACGTTCTTAAATCATCTCAAGGTGATCATGATGAAATTATAAAAGCTTTACAAAAATCTGGACGTAAAGAAAAATCTACCTCGGATTCAGAAAGTGAATCTAGTTCATCTAGTTCATCTAGTTCAAGTGATTCTGAAAATGATAAGAAATCAAAAGTTAACGGTAAAATTGATGGAGGTGCATATGACAAAGAAATTGGTCGTCAAGTAAAAACTCGTCTTAAATCTAGTCTTGCAAAACGTGTTCAAGTATATGAAAAAACAATGAAAGAATTATATAAAACATTTATGAATCAAATTAATAATAAGTTTAAATCATTAGTCGCTATTATTGATTTATTAACTACTAAAGTAGGTTCTGAAATTTCTTATGATGATGATCTTAAAGATTTTATCAAAATGTTTTTAGGATTTAATGAAAATATTAGTAATGAAAAAATCTTTTATTCGCTTATTAATTTAGATTATAGTATTGCTGGAAAAGAAATCCGTAGTCGATTTATTGATACATTAGATAAAATTATTGCCGCATCTACTAAATTAAATAATTATTCAGTATTTAAAGATATTACTTCTGAATTAAAAGGATTAAAAGATGTAATTGATACAATGTCTGATACTGTTTTAAATCTTAAGAAAGCTGAAGAAGAAAAAAGTGGTTCGAGTGATTTTATGTGGACTGATAAATTAGTCGAGCAATCATTTTCAATGAATAATATTAAATTAATGAAAGAAAGTATTAAACGTTTAGCATTCTACAGTAAAGTTGCTACTATTAAAGAAAATTTACATCGTATGAATAAAGAACAAAAATTCTATCAAGAAGATTATGATCAATTACTTGGTAAATCTATTGGTTTAAAATTAACTGAATTACAAAAAGAATATGTTGAAAATGTTGATCGATTAAATGATAAAACCCGCGGTCGAGGTCGTTTATTAGAAGAATGGAATTCTGGTGAAGGTAAAGATGCTAAAAAATTCCTTCCTCGTGGATTAGTTGAAACTATTTACAAATTACAATATGAAGCAAAAGATGGATTATACCGTTCATTAGAAGCTATTGATTTATATTTAATGAATTTTACTGAACAATTATCAGCTCACCCTGAGGCAGTAATGGATTTAAATAAAATGCTTGAACAAACTGATATTATTGCTAAATGGTTTACTAAAAAATCAGTTGGTAACATGATTGATTTATTAGATAATCATATTGATAAAAAAGTAAATGATGAAGATAAATTCTCATCTACTACTTATCCATTTACACTCCCTCCACTTTTACAAAATGCACCATTAGTACAAGAACAAATTAAAGTTGCTTTTGAACGTACTAAAAAATGTATTGATTCTATTGCTGTATTAAAAAATATTATTTCTATGTTTATTCATTTAGGTGAAAAATATGGTAATGTTAATTTAACTGAAAAATTACATATCTCACCTAATCTTATTTATAAACATTTAGTTAAATATATTTGGGTAAGTGCATTTACTATGGGTTATGAAACTGGTGGTGGTAATCGTGGTGATGCCAATAAAGATAACACCAATAAAGGTTTATATGAACCAGAAACTGGTGATTTTGCATCTTTCTTCAATGTATTATTTACTACTCTTGTAATGCCATTAGATACTTATAAAGAAGTAGAATCTCGAGTTTTACCTGTTTTAAAAGCTGAAACCGCTAAAACAACTGATCAAGATGGAGCACTTATTGATTTAATGAATCGTTTAAGAAAAGATGTATTTATTATTGATGATCGTTATTTTATTCTTGGACTTAAAGCGATGATTGGTAAAATCTTTACAGTCGTTGATACTCATACTTTATTAACAACACCTGATACATTAGCACATATTATGCGTAATCCTGTCCGTATGATTATTGGTGCTGGTAATGTTGAAGTTATTCCAGAAGCTATTGAATTATATATTCGTTTACCATTACTTGTTGAATTTTATAAATCAATTTTTGAAGATGGTAATCAAAAATATAAAAATAATGTTGATAAAGATAGTGAAGTTGAAGTAATTGCATACATTCCTGAAATTGGTACAGTATGGAGCGGTCTTATTCAATGTATTTTTGATGAATCAAAATATATTAAAGATGGTATTTATAGTATTACTAACATGAAAGATATTGTTAATGAAGTTAATAAAATTTACAATTCTTATAAATCAACACCTAAAGATAAATTAGTACGAACTGTTGTTTTAGATTTAGTATCTGAAATTAATCGTCGTTATGGTATTCTTAAACAAAAAGATATTGCTGAATTTTACCAAATTAAAAAGAAATATGTTAAAAATGTTGTTGACTCGACATTAGAAGATAATGTAAATTTTGATATCTTAGATGAAAATAATGAATATGAACGTGCTGGTCCTAGTAGTAAATATGTAGAAACTTCATTTAATAAATATACTAATGATTCATTAGTTTTTACTGATATTAAATTAGTTCGTGATTTCCGTAATAATATTTATGAACAATTATTTGGTAATAATGAAGTTGTCAAAGACTTATCAACACAAACATTTAATGAAAAAATTAAACATTATAAAAAACAAATTATCTCTACCGATTCGGCTGATAATAAATTTGAATTAATTGCTCAAGCAATTGACCAATCAAGTAATATTAATGCTTATAATGTTGATGTATATTTATTATTTCACGAATGTGTAATGAATTCAATATCACTTTTTGATAATATTTCATATTATATTTTAGATAAAATAGTATTATTTACAGATATTTTATTAACATCCCCTGATTCTTCAAAATTATTTATTATATCTGAATTACATAAATATTTCCATGATGGTTCATTATTTAAAGTTAAACAAATTTCAAATAGTAAGATAATTATAGATTTTAGTAATTTACAAACTATAGTTGAATCATATATTGAAAATATTAAATATATGATTTCTAAATTTAGAAATCTAATATGTATTGAACTTATTAATAAATATGAAAGTTCTCTTTATAAACTTGAAAATCGTATATTAAATATTATGATTAAAAATGATTCATCAGCCGAAAATTATGAAGAAAAAGAAACATTAGATTATTTAAATACTAAAATATCTGAATTTTTTAATGATAAATCTAAAACTTATAATGTTAATGAATTATATCAACATATTATGTTTGGAACAAATGAAGTTAATGAATTAACATCTAGACCAAGTCCATTATTAACTGATATTAATCAACAATATAATGCAGCAACTAGATCATGGACTGCAAAAAATGTTACCTATTCTTCCTATGTTATGGATGCTACCCCAATTTCTGATAATTCATCTTTTAACAATAAATCAATATTACAAAAATTTAATATGTTAGTATTTACTTATATTGAACAATTTTATAATACATCTACTAAAAAGATTTATACTAAACTTATTGATGAATTTGCTAATAAAGCTATGAGTGCACTTGTATTTGAACAAGGTGGTATACCAGATATGTTTGGAGATGGTGTAAAATTAGCACCTGGTTCATTAAATAATTCAGTTCTTTCTAATTCATCAGCAGTATTAAGTATGACTAATGTTATGACATTACGTACATTATTAACACGTACATTAAATATTCAATTACCAGTTAAATATCATTTATTAGATGTTATTAATGAAGTATCTACTGTACAAATTGAAAAGTATAAAGCATATTTACCTGTATTTGTAACATATTTTGAACATTTAATTGAAGAATGTGTATTATATAAAAAATTATTAGATAATCCAGAATTTGCAGCACAAGATGGTACAGGTGCCGCTGAAACAAATGTTAGCCAACTTACTGATAGTGATTTATATAATTTAAAAGATGATTTTGGTAATGTTATTAAATTCCAAACTACATTTATTAAATTAGATGATTCTAAATTTGATACATATAAATTACAATTTCATGAAGTATTAAATAATATTATTAATGGATCACGTGCATTAGTTACAGATGCTAATAATGTATTAAGTGAATTAAATTACACTCCTCAATTTGGAAATATTAGAGATAACTTTATTAAAAACTTTTATAACAATAATCGTCAATTACCATATATGCCTGTTTCTATTTTAACACCAATTATAAATTCTGAAGATAATATTATTAAGAATTTATTACCAATTCATTATATTAATTCAGATGCTAATAAATATATTTATGGTACTAATTATATATTAAATAATTCATCTAAAGATGAAAATGAAGATATTAATAATTATTTATGGCTTAAAGAACAATTAAAAACATATAATAATGGAGTATTATCAACTAATAATGTTGAAGTTAAAAAAATGAATCAATTATTAACTTTAAATAAAAGTATTGTTAAATATGGATATATGTCTTATCATATTCATAATAATTTATATTTTAGTAAAGTAGAATCAACAAGAAGATTAGGACGTGGTGAAGTAGATGGTGGTTATTATTTTAATAGAACAGAAACAAAATTAAATGATATTATCAATCTTATTGAAAATCAATTAAATGAAAATAAAAAACATAATATTGTTAAAACTTTAATTGGTACTACTTGCACTCAGGATAAATCACTTGGTGAATATAATTTAGATCGTTCTAAAGCTCGTATTTTAAATATTATTGATCTTAACATTAACCCAATTAATGTACATGCTTTAATGAGAGAAGTTCCATTAGTTAATATTTATAATTATGCTTTTACTTTTGATAATATCATTAAATCATTTGTATATAATGTTGATCCTGATAATTTAACAACTTTACCTTCTGATGAATCAGCTTCACTATTTAAATTAAGTTGTTTATTACAAGATCCATACTTTATTGATAATGGTTCTAATCCTCGTGCGGTATTAAAAGATGCATTAGATATGTCATATAAAGCAACTACTCCAAGTACTTCATATGATCCTAATAGTTCTTTATATCTTGCTAAACCAAAATATACTCATAATATATTTGAAGAATTAAATACTAGATATTCAGCAACTACAAATAATGAAACTGGTACTTTATATCATAATAATAAATTTTTACGTAATATTTTATTCTTAGTAAATGCTCAACGAGTCATTCGATTAAAGATTAAGAAAGCTGTATACCGCATTAATACTAATGTTGTATCAGATAGTAATATTCTTAATATGCGTATTACTGATTACCCAGAAGCATCTGATATGCAACCTAAAGATGATGAATTTGAAATTACTGATTTATTTTAAATTAATTTAATAAAAAAAATATATATTTAATATTATTTTTTTTAATAGTATAAAGTATATAATTATGTTTTTTAAAATTAAATGTTACATTAATTATATTAAGGATAATACTATTAATGTATCTATAAATGATCCTAATGAATTATTGCGGTTTCAAAAAAATTTAATAAAATTATATAAAAATCCTGAATATTTTGATTATGAAAAACAAAAATTTAGTATTAAAATATTAAATACTACAAAAATTCAATTAAATACAGATTATAATTTAATTAGTGATTTACATGGAATATCAGTTATTATTAGTGGTTCATCAAAATATTATTGTTTTTCTGTAGATCATGAAGTATTTGATGAACAAACTAATTTATTAAAAACTGAAAAAAAAGTAATCAGGGGTTATACATTATATGCAAATAAAATTATTAATGATATAAGTTAAATACATCATTATTTTTTTTTATTCATAATAATCGACAGTTTCGATATAATGATAAAATAATAAATAACTATTTGGGGTTGATTTAAAATTATCTTTTTGATAGGATGTATCATTTAATAAATAAATATCTAATTCTTTATCATTATAATTTTTATATTCATGATTTTTTCTAATTGATTTTGCAATATAGTGACCAAAACTTTGTGTTCCGGAATGATTAATAGTTGAAATCATTTTATATTTATAACAATTATTTAATGTTTGATTTACAAAATATAATTCTATAGGATATTGAAAATTATATTTTTCTTTATATTTATTTAAATTAATTATTATTATTGTTGGGACAATTGTTAATCTATTAATTTTAATATTTGTTGTTGAATTTTTACATTGTAAACATTCATAAGCATCTAATTCTGAATAATTATTTCTAATAAATTTATTTAAATTTGAGAATTTTTTATCTATATCATATTTTAAAAAATTATTATTAATTTCATTTATATCAACTTCAAAAAATATAGAAGTATCATTTTTTATATTAATTATATTTTTACAGTTTTTACAGTATATATCGCATTTATATTTATGTAAAAATAAATTATTTATATAAGTATCATTAATAATATCTAATAATATTATTAATAATTCTCCTGAATCTTCCTGATCATATCCAAATTTATTATTTTTTATTTTTATATTTTGTAAAAATTCATTAAATAATAATAGATTATTATTATCTACTAAAAAATTTGAATGATGTTCAGAGTGTATATATTTTTTTAAAATAGTTATATAAATTGTAATAAAATTATTATTTTTAAATTTTTCTTCATTATATAATAAATATTCTGTTATACTAGTACAACTAAGCAATGTTTGTATTAAAGAATTAAAATAACATATTATACTATTATTATATAATCCAAATGGATAAACTAAAAATTTTGATTTAAATTCTATTAAAGAACTCATAAAAGTATTGAATTTTAATTTAAATATTATCTAATATTACTTATATAATTTTAACTTCAATATTTACATCTATTTAATTAAATCAACTAAGTTTTTAAATTTAAAATTATTATGTCGGACACTTTAAGTATTGAAATTTCAACACCTTCCAATAATTATACTCAAAGAGCTTCTATTCAAGAAAACTTAACAAATTATTTAACATGTCCAAATACATTAGTTAAAGAATCATTATTTGAATTCTTTGGTATGTATTTATTTATTACATTATCTCTTGGTAATGTTGCAATTTATTCATTATATCCAGAAGCCAATTTAAATTGGACTGGTCTTTCATTCTCATGGGGTTTTAATTTAATGTTCGGTATTTATCTAGCTAGTTTTCAATCTCCTTCGCATCTTAACCCTGCAGTCAGTTTATGTATGTACTTATTTAAACATTCTATTACACTTAAACAATTAATTTGCTATTCAGTTTCTCAATTTTTAGGGGCATTTGCTGCAGCTGCTACTGTTTATGGGATTTATTATAATAAATTAGGAGAAGAAGATACTTATAGTAATGTATTTACTACATCTGCAAATAATGCTATTACTGATTACGCTGCATGGTTTACTGAATTTTTAGGTACTGCTTTACTTGTTGGTGGTATCTTTATGCTTATTGATCATAAAACAACCAAAGATCATTTACCAATTTATATTGGATTATGGTTAAGTACTTTAGTATTTGCTCTTGGATATCCAACAGCATTTGCTTGGAATCCAGCACGTGATTTAGGTCCTCGTGTATTTGCTGCATGTGCTGGATATTCATCATTTTCTTATACTGATTATTATTTCTGGATTCCATTAACTGCTGATTATATAGGTGCTGTATTTGGAGTTTCTGTATATGAATTTTTAATTAAACCACAAACTAATTAATAAATATAAATATGGATAATAAAACTTTTAACCTAAGTCTTCCTCTAATACTTATCTTACTTCTACTTCTACTTCTATTATATTTGTTTTATGCATTACTTAAATTCTTATATAAAAAAATAAAAAATTATTATTCTTAAATTTATAAAATATTATTAATTTATAATATTTTTTTTACTGATGTAATAAATTCTTTACTTATTTTAAAATATCAATCCTTAAATAAATTTTTATAAAACCCAAAATTACACCCTCTCTTTGTTTGTATTAATAAAACTATATAAATAATACAAATATGGAAACTCATAGCTTAATTTAATTGTTTACTGATAATTTAATTTAATTTAATTTAATTATATATTTTAAATTAAATTTATTTTTTTTTAACTAATTTTATATTTATAAATATATAACTTAAAAAATACTTTTTAATAATTACATTCATTGTATTATATAATTAAAAAACAATGGCATTTTTAGATATTTATACAGTTGATGAAAATAAAGATAATCCTTCTTCTATGGGTTCTAAACTTATAAAGTTTATTGATACTAATAAAATTTATATTTTAATTGTTATTTCTATTGTAACATTATACTTCGTTTTACTAAATTTTGGCCTCGATGCTGCAGATTATGCTAAAAAACAACCTTATGAATCAGTCGATCAGCAAAATATGCCAGATACTAAGACTCAACCAGAAAATGAAACTCCTGAAGAACAACCTACAACCGAAACTCCTGAAGAACAACCAGAAAAAGCTGACCAATTTACAAATAAGGAACCATTTACAAATGATTTACCATACCAATTAAAAAATGAAACTTTAAATATATCTCCAGATTTAGATTATAATGATTTCTTACAAAAAATGTCTTTAGATAAAGATGTTATACAACAACACAATCAATATGTTACTGATCGTAATAAAATAACTTCAACTGCTTCCTTCGCACCTTCTCGAAGTGATAGTCAAGATATTGTTACTACTTGGGGATTAGCTAGACGCACATATATTCCAATAGATCCTTCTGCTCGTAATATTCCAAGCCAAGATCCAGAACAAGGTTCTAAACCTGTTCGATTACAATGGAATTAATTTGTAATAAAAAAAATATAAAACAATTAATTTATTTTATTACAAATTAAAATTTGAATTTCTCAAAATCTTTAGGCTTTGGGATATAACTAGAATTTGTAAATTTTTTATCATAAATCTTATTATAGATAATTTCATGAATTAATTTATTTTTTTTTGTTGCTATTAATTTAATATAATTATCATAAATTTCATTAAGAATATTTATATCTACTTGTAAATATAAATCTTTATTTTCTAAATTTAGATTTATTTCTGTTTCATTTACTAAATCATTTAAATCTATATCTTTATCTTCTGAATCACATATATCATCTAACTTTTTTTGATTTTTTATATGAGTAATAATATTAATAATATTTGCATTATCAATATTAAATATCTTATCTTGTAAATTATGTTGATTTATCATATTTAATAAATTATCTAATTGTTTATTAAATGTATTTTGTAAATATTCTTGCTGTTTAATGTAATAAGATTTATTTTGTTTATTATAAATCAAATTTAATCTATCAGAATCTCCATACTTTGCTTTAATCACTAGATTTGCATAATATTCTAAATCATCAAACTTTTGTAAATAATATTTAATATTATCATTTATCATTTTATAAATATTTGATTCATCACTTTTACATTGCGTATCTAATAATATATTAAATTTTTTATTATATACCTCATTTTTTTTTAATTTATATTGTTTATTTACTTCTTTATATAAATTTTTAAAAATGTCCTTTCTATCAGTATATGTATTATTAAATTGATCAACTAACTGTGTAATATATTTTTTACATTGATTTAATGTTTTATCATCATCTATTATAAATTTATTAGTTTCTACATCTAATATTTGAATTTCAAATTCAGAATCATATGAAATTAATCTTGCAAACTGTCCATTAATTTGATTATCAAAATAATATTTTAAATCTATATCATAATTATATTGTTTTACAACATCAAGATATTCCATTTTATCTGCCTTTAATAAAGGTATTTGTCTACCTTTATAATCATATTTATATGGATATCTTTTAATAATCACATAACTAAAACGCTCACCAGGAGTTGGAATTAATTTATTTTCTTGTTTCATTCTATCTACAAAATTATTTAATGTAATATTCTTCTTTTCAGGTTTCCATACTCCTGTTTGAATAAAATCTTCCAATCCCCATTTTTTAGTAAAAATCTCTTTAATTTTGTCATTTACCAATTCTCTTAAAGTTTTTGTATTATTTAAATCCATTGACTTCCACATTAAATCCATACAAATAATTTTTAATAATTCAGATACTCCACGTTTTTTAACTTCTAATCCACGAATAAATAAATCTTTTGGTTTAAAATTTGGTAAAGTCTCATGTGGAATTCCAAAATACTTTTTCTTAGATAGAAATGCTAAAGGATATAATACCTCTTCATAACTCATTTTTAAATATTTAGTTCCATTATTATTGTACAAATAATCATTTACTTTTACTTTAATATCTTCAATTGCTCTAAATGTTGTTGTTACTAATTTAGTATTATATTCTTCTTTATCAATTTTATTACTATAATAATCTTTATCTAAATCTAAATAATATGAATCCGGGCATGATATATATAATGAATCTGTATTATGTACAACTAAATTACCAACACCTGCCGCAAAATGATGACTCGAAGTTTCTAAATCATATACGTAATCATTTGAGTATCCTAAAAATTCAATATTTTGAATTATATTGCCATCAAAAATTCTTTCTTTAATTACTTTTAATCTATATACACAACTTTGTTTTAATTCTGAAAATGTATCAATTAAAACATTAAATCCTAATTGTTTAAAATAAAGATAAAATGTTTGTGCTTTTAATTGCGTATAACAATAAATATAATCCATATTTAAATAATATTCTAATGAATAATCTAACTTAAATGTATATTGTGATAAATTAATATTATCCCAAGTTAATAATTTTGTTTCTTTTGAACATTCTTCCGGTTTAATTTTTTCTTTTTTATCATTCAATAAACTATGGTCTTCAGTTACTACAATAATACTATTAATAGTTGTTATTCTATATAATTTCTTATTAGTTTTATGACGAATTACTTTTTTAATCTTAGTCCATCCATTTTCAGTATATACTTCTAATTTATGTTTTAAAAAGATATTTGGTCTAATATATTCTTTATCATTCGACTTATAAATATAATATTTTGAATATGATTCACTTATTTGAGTTGTAGAATTTGTCCAACAAAAATCTTTAATATTCATTAATTCAATATGTTTTTTATTATACCTAATTAATATTGGTGTTTCTCCAATGACTGAATCACCATAATATACTTTATGACCTAAATCTTCTACATATTTTTTAATTAATAGTAAATTGTATTGTCCTGCGGAAGTTACACCACCTGCAAGTGGCAGTTGAAATAATGGTGAATTTTTATTTCCCATTTCTCCATAGAAAGTATTCATAAACACTTTTAATGCTTTCTGTTTAGTATCACAATATTTCAGTTTAAATAAACATTCTTTATATTCTAAATTATCAATATAATCTCTTTCATATTTTTCAATATGTTCTTTCTTATCTTTATATATTGCTAATTCTTTTTTCATTTCCGCTCGTTGTTTAAATAGATCTCTTAAAATTGTTGGATATAAACCAAACATTGTATTTTCTTTATTTGATTCATCATGTCTAACTGTCCATCCAATAATATCTTTACTATGTTTCTCACCTAAATAATTCTCATAATTATATTCAAACTTTATATTATGGATATTATAACCTTTCTCTTGTAAATTATCTTTATAATCATCATCTAGAATTAAATATTCCGGTGATAAATTATATGCCATAATGAGGCTTGGATATAACGAGCTATAATCCAAACCACTCACAGGGTATTTTATAGGATTCTCGCTTAAATAATGAATATATTTTTTAAGTATGTCTTTGATAGCATTTTGACTAGAATCTGACATATTTAAAGTATATTATATATTATATCATTATAGTTTCAATTTTAAATACTAAAAAAAATATTATTAATATTTAAAGATACTTATTTAATATTTGCTAGATGTTTTTTACTAGATAAATGTTCTTTAAAATGTTTTTTAGTTGTGTAACAATTACAAATTTCACATAATTTTTTATTAGGGTCGTTTGAATAATCAATTTTTATTCCTTTTTCATTATCCAAATGTTTTTTAGTTTCTAAATGTTTTTTCATATGTTTTTGTTTAGTCTCAATATTACATATATCACATTTAATTATTTTATTTGCTCTATCTACCAATTTTTGATATTGTTCACTATTATTTTCTTTTTGTTTTAAATAATACTCATGTTTATATTCTGTAATCTTTTCTTTATTTTCTCTAGCATAATTTGAAAAATATTCTGGATTATTTTGGTATCTTTTATATTCTTTTTCTTTTATTTGTTCAATATTCTTTTTATAATATTCTTTTCTATAAATTTTTTTATCTTCATTAACTAAAATATTGAATGGATTAAGTTTATTTACTGGTTTATATTTATTTATATATAATTGCTCATAAGCTTTTAAATGTTTTATATCAATTACTTTAATATCTTTTAATTTAATAATTTTAAAGTTTTCAATTCCAAATTCTTTAAAATATGGATAAATATTTGCTCTATTATTACTAGGATTCTCTAAATATTTATGATAATCAGATTTATGATCTCTCCATCTATATCTGGTTTGATTATTCATTGATGATCCAATATAATGAATAGTTGGATCATTGTTATAATAAATTTGATAAATCATACCTGTCTTTAATGAACTCATTTATTCTTTGTATGTTATTATATCTCTATAGATTCAATTTTAAATTCAAAAAAAAAAATATTATTAATAATACTTTAATTATTTAAACACTTAAGTACATCACTAAATTTATTAGTTAATATAATCTGTTATACTGGTTATATCAGAATTTGATAATGACATATTGATTAATATAATTTGAGTAATTTATATTAATATTCAAAAAAAAATAATTAAAATTGAATTAAATAATCATTATTCTTAAATAACAATACATAAGTTTAATGGAATTTCAAATTATTGACTCGTGGACGGATATTAAACTTCAAATTATTGATAAATATTTTAATTCTGAATTACAAAATAATATTAAAACAAAAAAATCATTTAAAAAGGAATATTTTGAAATTAATACACGATTAAAAAATAATTTATATAAGAATTTAAATAATCAATCTTGTATTAATACATTAAATTATATTTATCATAAAATTAGATCAGGAATCTTTGTTAAAATACAAAATAATCAATTAGTAGCATTTATACCATTTGCAAATAAAGAATTTAGAAATAATTGGAAATATAATATTAAATTATATACCGAAAATTATAATAGTCGATTTAGTTCATTACAAAATTTTATACATACTAAGAAAAAGTATTTAAAACAGTATAAAAATTATATTAAAGATATTAATAAATGGTGGGTTAATGCATATATATTAAATAATGAAGAATTTGAAAATGTTTGGGGTCAGCATAGTCTTAAAGAATATTATGACATTATTATTAATACATTAGAAACAAATACCATTAATGATTGTTATTTTATTATTAATAAAAGAGATCATCCAATATTACATCAGAATTTATATGAACCATATCCAAATATGTATAAAAATCATAATCAAAAAATTGAAAATATATATCAATCAAAATCATATATTCCAATATTATCACCGTATACTAATCAAAATTATTTAGATATACCATTTATCATACCACAAGATTGGCAATTAGCAACATCTGAAAATAATTATTATAATATTGAAAAACACATTAACTGGGAAGATAAAATAGAGATTGCATTCTTTAGAGGAAGTGCAACCGGTAGTATGGAATTAAAATATAATCAAAGATTACAAATTAGTCAATTAGATTATATATGGAGAACTTCAAAACCAGGATTATTAGATGCAGGAATTGTATCTTGGAATTCTAGAGATAAAATAGATTCTAATTTTCAAATTAATTATATTAAACCATCAATTATGATGAAACAAGGTATTAAATTAAAAAATAAAATACCTATGAATGAACAAATTCAATATAAATATATAATTAATATTGATGGTCATTCAAGTCCCAATAGAACAAGTTATTTATTACAATCCGGTTCATTAATGTTAATGGTCGAAAGTATGTATGTTATGGGAAATACTTGTTGGTTTTATAATATGTTAAAACCATATATTCATTATATACCAATTAAATATGATTTATCTGATTTAGAAGAACAAATTATTTGGTGTAAATTAAATGATCAAGAATGCAAACAAATTACTAATAATGCTTTTAAATTCTATCAAACATATTTTAATAAAAAAAAAATACTTGAACATTTTGCATATATACTTAATCAAATTGCTAATAATTTTAATTAACTTGGGAATTTAAAACATCTGGATTAAAACCATTGTGTAATCTCGTTTCTTGATTTCTATATTCTTTGAATTCTTTTATTTTTTCTTCTATTGATATTTTTATTGGTCGAGATTCTTTTTTTTGTTTACTATTAAAATTAATATATAAATCATTTAATTTATTTTCTATAAATGGTTTCATATTAATACTAATTTCTTCATCATGAATTAAATATTTTTTTAAATAATAAATATACTTTTCAAAATTTTCATTTTTTATAGATTCATTCATTCTAGTTAAATGATTTAATAATTCTTTTATAAAATCTTCGTATGTTAATGTATTCCATGTAATTTTATTAGTATGTTGTTCAATCTCTAATATTAAATATTCATAAATTGGTTTTTTAAAACCCGGAAACATTAATAATATTTTTAAATTATGATTATCTTCATTATTTAAATTAAAATGTAAATGTTCTAATAATTCAATAGTACCCCGGAATAATGATTTAATTTTTTCTTGCGGGCATAAAAATTCTTTTTTCATTGTCTTAATATATAAATCATCACCCACATCATCTATAATCCATTTTCTTAAATATGTAAAATCTGTATCATTAAATGGTTTAGTTTGTAAAGTTAGATTTATTATATTATTAATATCCCCAATATGATTATTAACATTATTTTGATTACCATTAATATGAATTTGTATATTATTAATATGTTTTTTTGTTTTTTCATGTCGTTTTTGTTCGGCTGGCCAATTGAAATTAATATTACATAAAGTACATTTTAATTCTTCTTTAGGTTTATCACATGGAATTTTTCTTTTTTGATGTCGAATTATTTCAGATTCATATTTAAAATCTTTTTTACATTTATGACAAATATACATATTTTTAATTTATTGATAATTTGCAAATTACCTGTAATATGATTTCAGGTAATCCCAAGTATATATAATTATATATTATATTTTTAATACATTTTAATAATGTTGTTGTTAATAAACTGAAATTTCAGGATTCAGGATAATTACAAATTATAGATTTAAAAAATAATTTTAATTTTCAGATAAAATCTTTTGAATATCATTTTTTAAATTTTCTAAATTATATTGGAAATATTCATTTCCAGCTTCTTTATATTGATAATAATGATTATTTTCTTTTAAATAAGTTAATATTTTAGATTCTATTAATTTAGCATTCTTGCAATTCATCATAAATAAAATTTCACTACCTTTTGGATAATTTTTAAATCGTTTAATAATATTTTTGGTATATCCAATTTTATAAATATTTGTATTAATATGTTGAGCACAGTGTATAATATAAATAAATTCATTATTATTATGTATTTTATTATTATTTTTTAAATATTGATTATCATCTAACAATTTTTTATTTTGATGGATTAATTGTTCTATTTGTAATATATTTTGTTTAATTATTTCATTTAATTCATTATTTTTATTATTTAAATTTTTATTTTCGATAAGAATTAAATTAAAATCAAAATTATCATATTTATTATCATTTACATTATCGACTCTATTATTATTTTTCTTACAATACTTAATATGTTTTTTTGTATTTTCATGAATTTTTTTATGGGATGGTCTTACAAAATTTATATTACAAATATCACACTTTAAATCTTCTTTTACTTTATTACATGGTATCTTTCTTTTTTTATGTTCAATTAATTTTGATTCGTATTTAAATTCTTTTTTACAATCTAAACAGGTAAATCCCATTATGTAAATTTTCTGAAATTAGTAAAATGGGATTTTACTATATAAGAAGTATATAATACTCTTAATATAAATTTAAATACAATTGAACTACCCATTTAAAATTTTCTAAATCACAAATCAAAAGAAAATAAGATAATAACTAATTTAAATAAAGAATTTAATATAAAAAAAAATAATTTTATAATAATTAAAATTTAACTTCATTTATATTTTTTTTAATATAAACAGCTTCATAATTTTTGTTAATTATTTCTTGAAGTTTATTAATAATATCATTATCAGTAATATCTAATTTATCATTACAGAATTCTTTAATAGTTAATACATTATTTATTAATCCTTTTATAGGATTTAATACTAATGCGCCCGGATAAACTCCTTGCATTTTTTCTTCTTCCTTTACTTCTTTTTTAATAGTATTAACAAATAAATTTTGTTTAATTGCTTTAGCAATAATTAAATTACGTACTTTACTTCCATTTGCTCGATAAAATGCATCAAATAAACTAGTATATGCTAATGTAGATACTTCACGTTTATCTTGAATGATATTATTTTTATATACTAGTTGGTGTAATCTAAATGCATCAATATAACAGTAATGAACCACATCAGTCATACCCTTAATATCATTTCTTTCATAAATTTTAAATAATTCTGGAATTGGCATATCATCTTTATTAGGTAAATTATTCATATCTAAATAAAATTTTAAAGATGATTTTTGTTCAGTTGGATTTAATTGCATCAAAATAACACGCAGATCAAAAGGAATATATCCTTCTAAATTTAAATTTCGAACATTTTTTTGAGGAACGTCTGCAGAAATTTTAACATGATCTTGTTGATATAAATATTTAAATATATTTTCTGGTTTTAAATCATAATTACTTAATTTTTTAATAGAAAGATCTTCACAAACATTTTGAATAATGTTATAATAACAACATTTATCATAAATATTAATCCAATCAAATTCTGATCCATTAAATTCCATAATATAATCAGGTTGTAATAATGTATTTAAATATCCGAATGCTCTTAATATTGTTTTTTCATTATCACAGATTATTGTAATATAATCTTCATGCGCATCAGCTTCTTTAGTAACTAATCCGATATTAAGAAAAGAATTTGGATTATTAATAAATTGATATGTAATACCAATATTAAATATTTCATCTTCTTTAACTTTACCACTTGGTAAAATTACTAAATCGGGACGGTCTGGATTAAATTTAGAAGAATATTGTTCAATATCATAACTCATAGAAATCATGCGATCTTTACGAAATGAATCAATATCAATTTTTAATTCTTCAATATTGTTATAATCATTATACTTAATTTCATTAAATGCACTAATATTTTCAATATCAATATTTAAAACATATTTTGATTTATAAGCAGAATTGCGATTAATAGTATAATCTTTTAATAAATTCCAATTACATAAATTAATTTCATGAGTTCTTGATACAACACGATGATAATTATTTAAATCATTATTAAAACTGATAATATCTAATTTATCTAATACTCTAATAAAACATGTTCTATGATATAATTTATTAAAATAAATTCGAATAAATTTACTATTATTTTCTTTAAAATACATAAATTCTTTTCCTTCAATAATAGAAATTGATTTAAAATCAACACTTCTACCTTTTAACATTTTAATAAGTCTTTCATTTTTAAACAATCCTTTTAATGTAGTTATATTTTCTTTATCTGATTTTGTTTCATTATATTTGATATCCACATAAGGAAATATATTATTAATAATAACCGTAGTTTTAGAACCACATTGTAAGATACCGTGCATAATAAGTTTATAATTTTCAAAAATTAAACTTTCTTTAATATCATTAGGTAAAAATAATAAATCATATTTTTTTAATACTCGATTATGAACTTTATTAAGTTCTTCTTTATTTAAATAATTATCTCGATATTGAATTATCTCTGCTAATTTTTTTTCATAATTAGCATAATTAATATAAAGTTTTTTACCATGAATGCCAGACATTGTTAATTACTAGTAATAGATTTTCTTTAATTATTATTTTAATTAATTAATATTCAATTTTATAATCATGTAAATAGTATATCTATAATTCACAAAAACTTTTAAATTACCCTTTATTATGTGTGATACTTCCTTAACAGAAGCAGATCAGCTCTCTTTAGTTAATGAATTAAATACATTAGATCCAAAAACAATTAAAAAATTTACATTTAATAATTATAAGACAATTATCAAAATTATTAAAGTTATAGATGGTGATACTGTAACTGGAATATTTAAATTTAAAGATTCTTTTTATAAATACAATTTTCGTATTAATGGAATAGATACAGCTGAAATACATTCTAAAAATGAAAATGAAAAAAATAAAGGATTAAATGCAAAAGATTATTTATATAATTTAATAATTAATAAAACATTATTGGCTAATTTTTTAGATTTTGATAAATATGGTAGAATATTAGTAAATCTATATTTAAATGATAAAGATTTAATTTCAGACCATTTAATTCAAGGAGGATATGCAAATAAATATGATGGAAAAACTAAGAAATTATGGATTTAAATTTTTAGATGGATTTAAAATTAATGTTATTTTACTTGCATTATTTTTTTGTGATAAATCATATTTACCTTTTAAATAACAATAATTATTATATTTTGAAAATCCATAACAATTATTATTATTCTCGCATTCTTTATAACACTGTTTCATATCTTTAGAATATATTAAAATTTTATCATTAAAATTATCAAGCAAATCAAACTTATTATAAAAATCAGTATCATAATAAATATCATATTTTGAAATAATACTCTCATCTGTTTGATTAGTAGAGTTAGTTTGATTTAGATATATAAATTTTTCACAATCTTTTAATGTAATTTCATTTTTCATAGTATTTGGTAACTCTGACTTATTATCAGATTCCTGTGATAAATTACATTCATTTTTTAAATTATGATATTTAATAATATAAGTTATAAAGGTAATTGTTGATGCAATCCCATATAATGATAAAAGAATAAGAATAATTTTGATTGATTGCATAATATAAATTTAATAATAGATGATTAAAGACAAATATAAGGATAATTATATAATTATAAATATTAAAAAAATAAATTAAATTAATATTTCTTTAATAGAAAGAAGTTTAATATAGAATCAATTCTTAAATACATATTTTTTTAAATCCAGATGCCAATTTAAAATTTGAGGTTTGTAAATCATTTTTATTTAATTCTTCTAAAGTATTTTGTTTAGTTGAATAATATATTTTAGATAATTTAAGATTATCATAATTATTATAAATAAAAGTTGCACAATGTTTACATGGTTTAGAATTACCAATAATTCCAATTTTAGATAATTTAATAATTATTAAGTATTTTTTAACTTTTAATAAATTTTTTATTATTTTTTTTTTATAATATTTATTAATAACATTTACTTCACTATGTAAACTAAATGGGAATTTATTACCATTTAGATAATAATTAAATCCATAAGATAATACTTTATTTGTTTTCATATTAATGAGAAAACATATATGCTTATGATTATATTTATTATTATATAAATTAAAAGATATATCATATAAGATATTTCTAGGAATTTGAATTTGATAGGAATCCAATAACTTATTTAAATATTCAGTATTAGAAAAATTATTCATTTCTCTTTTAATTTAATTATCACTATTTATTCAATTTTAATTTAATTATATTACTAGATAAGTTAGAATTTAAAAACTTGGCCATAATTATTTAGTTGATAATCTATTAATATTTCTTCATCAAATAATTTAGGTAAATATCCAATAATTAAACAATCATATTTTTTGATATTATCTAAAGTATAAGTAGTATCTTCATCCATAATTGTAACATTTTTATTTTTGTTTAGTAGTTCATTATAAATAGATAATGTTGGAGAAAATGCAGTTAATGTTTGACCCTGTTTAAATCCAATCCCAATAACTAAAATATTTTTAAAAATACTAAATTTTTCAGCCTTTATTTTAGGTCTTTCATTAAGATAATTAATAGAATTATATAAAATTGGTAATTTTTTATCAGCATCTTTTAATCCATGCATCAAATAATATGGATTTTGTGGCAAACAAAAACCTCCAATACCAAATCCTGGATAGAATGGCATAAATCCAAATGGTTTAGTACTACTTGCTTTAATAACTTCATCAAAATTAATATTATATTGTTGTGATAAATCTGCAATTTCATTCACATATGCAATATTAATAACTCTAAAACAATTTTCATATAATTTGCATAATTCTGCTGTTTCTGTAGAAGATACTATAATTACTTTTTTAATTACTTTTGAATAAATATTATAAATCTTCATTACTGAATGTTCATTTAATCCTGAAATAATCTTTGGAATATTTTGACAATCTTCATGATCACCTGGAGAAATTCTTTCAGGTGAAAATCCAACATATATATCTTTTTTTAAAAATTCTGAAAATATATCTCTAGTCCCCCCAACATAAATACTACTTTCTAATATAATAATATCATTTTTATTAATATATTTATTTAATGTTTTTTTTACCAAATTTATATGATGTAAATTAATTGATCCATTTTGTTGAATATTGGTAGGAACTGCAATAATATAAATATTACAATTTTGTAAATATGATTCATCATTAGTATAGATAACATTATTAAAATTATAATTTAATTGTAATTCATTAATTCGAATATTGGAAATATCATATCCAATAACATTAAATTTAGTTTGAAATGTTTTAATTAAGGATAAACCAACATATCCACATCCAATAACTGCAATTTGATTCATTGTTAATATTTATTATTGATTATTATTTATTATTATAATATTATTGTATTATCTTTAATTATTAATTATTATAATATGATTATATTATCTTTAATTATTAATTTAATGTATTTTTAACTTGAACTTATAATTTTATATATATGTAGAACCTATAATGAAAAAAATTAAAGTATTATATAATAAATTAATAAATTCAATTGGATTAATAACTGTTATTAAGTTATTTAATAATGATACATTTAATAATTCATATAAGTCGATTGAAAATAAATATAGTTATAATTATAAAATTGGAAGTGGTACATATGGTAATGTATTTAAATGCACTAATATAAGAACAAATAAAGATTATGCTATAAAAATAATATCTATTATCGAAAACTCTAATAATATTAAACATGAAATTAATATCTTAAAAAAATTATATGATATTAAATATAATTATAGTTTAATAGATTATTATTCTGATAATTATTATCATTATATTATTACTCCTTATATATCCGGTATTTCATTATATAGATATGTAAAAAAATTAAAAAGGGTGTCTGAATCTAATAGTATTTATATTATTAAACAATTATCTCAACAATTATTATTATTAAAAAATAATAATATTATACATAATGATATTAAATTAGATAATGTAATAATAGATATTAATAATTTAAATATTACATTAATTGATTTTGGTTCATCTAATATTATTGATAAATCAGAAAATTATAATACTACATTAGTATATGCCCCCCCAGAATTTTTAAATTATAATATTATATCATATCAAAATGATATATGGGCATTAGGTTGTTTATTTTATATATTATTATATGGTAAACATCCATTTGATAAAAATAATTCAAATAATGAAGAACTAATTATTAATAATATTAAAAATAATGATATAATATTTGAAAATGACAAATCTATACATATATCTAAAAATACTAAATTAATAATAAAAAAAATGTTAGAAAAAGATCCTTCTAAAAGATTAACTATTAATGAATTAATAATAATGTTAGATGGTTTAATTTAAAAAAATGGATTTAGAATTACCGGAAATGAATGCAAATCTGGTTATAAAGTATATAATAATCTTAAATTATGTAAAACTGCCTTTTTACCAGATGAAACATTTTATAATTAAATATTTAACTTAAATAAAGTATTTTATTTAAGATTTTTATTTTTTTTTATTTTCTTATATATATACCTTTTAAATTATATAATATTCTAAAGTACAAAATAGATAATATTTTACTATAATATGGCATCTGCAACTAGTCATATATTGCCAACTGATCTAACTATAACAAGTTCAAATGGTATACCTGCTATTTTAACAAGATTAACTACATTTGAACAAAATGGTAAAGTTTTACAAATTGTATATAATTTAAATAGTACTACTGCACCTACTACTTTATCTGCTACTAGTTTTAATGTTCCTAGTTATATAAGATATACTAATGATATTGAATATTCTGCATTTACACATCCAATTTCATTAACTAATGCATTTGCATTAAAAATATTTGCATATATTACTATTGATAATGCTAGATTATATACATTTACTACTGCTGCTAATGATAAAATAAAACTTTTTTTAAATAATTTTTTAGTATTAGATAATATTAGCCAAGCTAGTACCGCCGTTGATTTATATTTAAATGCTGGTACTTACTTATTATATATTGAAAAAATCGCTCCAGTAAATGATACATCATTAAATGTAAAACTTACGCCAAAAGCCGTCTCGACTGCTGTTTCAATTAATTCTTATATTAAATCTAACTTTAGACTTTTAGAAAATGCTAAACTATCAAGAGATTCTGCAATTACAACATACTGTACCCCTGCTACAAATTTATTTTCTTCGGAAACTACTAATATATGTAATCAATCTTTGAATGAAACTGATTTATTAAATAATATATTATTAAATACTCACTGCTTTCCACCAACTGAGGGTATTGCAAAAAATACAACAACTAAAACATTATCTGATAATTGTAAAACTACATATAATAAAAATACGTTAAATTCGACTATTAAAAATAATTTTAATAGTCTATATCAAACATGGGCTAATAAAGTAGTAACTGATAATACTATTACTAATAATAAAGATGCATTAGAAGAATATTTTGATATTCGTACTCCTAATGAAACCGATTTCCCTTTCGGTGATAATATTAAAACATATTGTGAAAATGATTCGGCTGTTAAGAAAAATTATAATGTTACTACTCAAACTGGTAATAATCTTTGTAAAAAAATATATGGTCGAACATATACCGGTACTAATAAAACAAGTGTTGATAATTCTATTCAACAAATTAAAAATAATTTTTGTGATCCTTCTCAAACAATTACAAATATTAAAAATCCGGATTGTATTAATGAATATAAAAATAAAGATGATTTAAAAAATTCTATTTCAAATTATTGTTTCCCTACTGATGCAACCGGTCGTAATTTATTTAAAAATCTTAATGATGGTAAATATAATACGAATTGTAGAGACATCCATAGACAAACTAATTTAAATACTAATATTAAAAGCGAATTAGATACTCAATATCAAGCATGGGCATCAAAAGTTGTTGCTAATACAGCAACTACATTTGCTGACCACGATGCTGCATTAAATGAATATATTGTTGATAGAAGTCCAACCCAGGCTCAATTATTTGGTTCTAGTAATACGGTAACTGATAAATTAACTTCATACTGTGAAAAACAAATTAGCCCAAATAATAATAAATTTGTAGCTGATAATAATACAACTAATATGTGTAATACATTATATAATAATACAACTCTTAATACACATCAAAAGATTAAAAATTCTATTGACAAAATGAAAACTAATTATTGTACAGCAAATGGTGCAGATGGTAAACCTAGATATGAAACTGATGCTAATTGTAGAAATGAATATACTAATTTATTATCATCAACACTTGCTACTAGATGTGTTCCAAATAATACATTTACTTATAGTGATCCGTGGTGTGTTACTACTAGTGATACTAATATAAATAGTACATCTGCCCCATTTACAACTATGCGAACTGCACGAACAAATGCTTTAAAAAATGAAGCATCAAAAATTGAGGTTAAAGACTATCCAGATAAGAAATTTTTAAATAATAATAACTATCAATATGCTATAAACACATATAATTCAATTTCTGACCCTGCTAATAAAAAACTATCAGATGATTTATTAACAACGCAATTATTTCAATATTGTGAAACTAAAGAACCTAATTATCCCACAGATCCAACTTCTCAATGTAAGGGTATTTATGATACATATAAAACTAATGTTGCTGTTTCAACATCTCGTAATAAAATGCGTGATCAATTATGTAAATTAAATGCTAATATAACAACTGATAATAATGATACTAATACTAATAATATATTTAAATGTAAAACAACGGTTTTTAATACTACTAATGATTTAGATAAATTTGCTCCAACTGTTAATGCATACTGTAATACAGAAATCAATATTGCAACATCTAATGAATGCAAAGATTATTATACAAATATCGAAAAGAAAATTTTAGATGCATTAAATTTAAAAATTAATGCTACACCTGTTAGTGCATTTTCTAATAAATATTATCATACCAATTCTGATATGGTTGAAGATTATGATAAAAAACTAGAATTATCTAATTTCCAAAATGGTGGTGATGAACAACCAGTTGATGATACATCAGTTGATGATACATCAGTTGATTCTCCTAGTGAAGAAACAATGCCTGTTGTCTATTATATTAATGTACCACAATCATGTAAACAAGAGGAAGAAAATATTGAATACCATGATTCGTCTTGGTTATCATTATTATTATTCTTTATCTTTATTTTATTAATTGTTGGATTGTGTTCTTCTTGTATGTATTACAAAAAAAAAACAGTTAATAAAGAAGAAACTAAATAAAAAAATTATTTTAAATTAACTAATATTTTTTTATTAAAATATTTTTTACCATTTTCTGCATATACTCCTTATGACATTCCTTGTGGCATTCCTTGTGGTATTCCTTGTTGCATTTCTTGTGGCATTCCTTGTGGTATTCCTTGTGGCATTCCTTGTTGCATTCCTTGTTGCATTTCCCACGGCATTCCTTGTGGCATTCCTTGTGGTATTCCTTGTGGTATTCCTTGTGGTATTCCTTGTGCATACGCAAATGAAGAGTCTGCATATACTGGTTGAGTATTTTGTGTCTGTTGTGCTTGTAGTACTAATATCTTCTGACTATCTTGAAGAGCTGGAGTTGTTTTCTTACGATTTTTAAATTTAAAATATCCTATAACTGATCCGATTATAATTAGAGCAATAAATGCTAATATAAAATATATTTGATTATTTTCCCAAAAACATATATCATTAAAATCTTCTTTATATTCTGTACATAATTGTTTACAATTATCAGTTTTATTATCTTTACATTGTTCTTTAACTTCATTTAATTTATGTATTTTATTTAATTCGATACATTCTTTTTGTAATAAATTTTTATCTTGAACACAATAGTTGGTTAAAGCAGAAAACTGTTCTAATTTATTAAGATCAATACATGATTTATGAAATAAATTACTATCTCGTTTACATACCTCTAATCTATGATTTTTTAATTTAGCACTATATATTGCTGAATCTTTTTCTAATTTTTGACACATATCTTTATGTTTTTCAATAATATTATTATCAATTAGACAAGTTTGATAATCTATTTCATTACCATAATTAGCAGCTAATTGTTTATATAATGAACTTTCTTTATCTAATTCTAAAATTTGTTTTTGTATGATTTCTGGCTTTTTACTATTAATTGAAATACATCTAGGATCTAAATAATTAGTTTCATTAGAACATAAAGATTCTTGTTTGGTTAAAATTTTAATTTTATTTTCTTCATTTATTTTAAATATATTTTTTGGATCTTCCATAGAAACTATTTCTTTTGTAATATATGATGTGCATACTGGTTTTAGTGGATTTTTACTACAATAAGTATCCATTGTTGTTAAATATTGTTTATAAATATCATATTCTGTTCCAGAACAAGTAGTGTCATTTAAAATATTAGTTAAATTACATATTGGATTAATAAAATTTTCTACTATTTTGCCATGAGTATTATATGGAAGAGCATTATTGATTTTAGATAAGAAATTTGATTTTTGATAAGGTATAATTTTTTTATTAGTAAATGCAGATCTTATGCTATTTGTGTCTATTATACTATTTTTCCATGGGTCATCTGTCCATTTACGTTCATGTCCTAAATCATCTATAAATGCACGAAATCTATCATTGACTAAATTAGTATGAAAAAGTCCGCCTGTGTCAAATATATGTGACATTTTGTCATTAATAATATTTTCTATTAACTCTGGATGATTATCCCAAATATCATCTGCATAAGTATCTTTATTTCTAATTTTTAAAAATATGGGATAGGCTAGATTTGATCCTTTTGATCTATTAGATATTAAAAACCCACCTGAAGGGTAGAAGTTGGTTAGACTGACATTATATAGATCATTTTGTGGTTTTGTTTGATCATAATTATTTCCTGATATACGAACATATCCTGGTAAATAATTAGGTTTTTCACTCCCATTTCTTAATTCACTAGCTTTTCGAACTTGCTTTTTATCACCTTCCCAATCCTTCCATTCACCTTTATCAGAATAATTACCACCAGTATCATTAGAATTAGTACCGCTCGTATCTAATTGATTATCATAACCATTAACATTTTTTAAATCTCTTCTCGTTACCTTCCATAATGCATTGTCTTGATCAACATACCATCCTCTAAATCCAGCTGCAATTGTATCAAATTTACCTTCCTTATCATTTAATGTATATGTGTCACCAGATAATGAGAATATCCATGATATAAGATTAGCATTTAAATTAAAAAACTGCCCGCCTTTTCGGCAAAACATCCAATCAGCTGAATTATTCCAATGAATATCTTTTAAATAAGTTTTAATATGTGCTTTTAGATTAGGAATCCCTTCTTTACTATCATTAAAATAATTATCTTTATACCATGTTTGTGCTGCATTTCTTATATTTTTTCTTAATTCGGTAATTTTAGAATTTACGGTATTATTTAATCTTGATGATACATTTACTATTTGATCTGAAGTATTTAAAAATAAAGAATAACCTTTGTTTGTTAATTTTAAATATGCAAAATTACTATATGTGTTACTACTTATAACTTCAAGAATACCACCAGTGGTATTGCTAGAAGTTATTGCTTTCCATATTTCTAATTTCCCATCATCTGTTAACCAACAATACCCATTATCATTTCCATATGTATTGGTAGCACCGATTTGACCATTGTTATCACGAGTTGTTAAATTACCATCATTTTGTATTGTTAATTTATAATCACCATTTGTCCATTGAAAATCATTTCTGTATACTAATCTAGGATACATTAGTTCTGTAGTTGTAAAACATTTCTCCCATCCAGCACTGAATATTCTTTCAGTCCAATGAGTTATATTTTTATGTTGTACTACCTTATCTCTATCTAATTTATTTATACATTTAATTATTGAATTATTTGATTTTGATCTAATTAAAATTAAACCAAAATTTGTTAATTCACAATAAGCACCATCATTACCATTTGTATCTGATTTCCATAATATTGTTGTTTTGTTATTTGATGGAACTATCACTAAATTACCATCTGGTTGTAAAACAATTCTGGCAGATGGTTTATCACCAGTTCGTGAATCCCATAATACATTATTTGCATCAGTAGTTGGATATAAATAAAAAGCACCATTTGGTTTTATTTGTAATTTAAATTTATTATTTTCCCAAGTATAACCATTTGAATAAAATATATTTGGATAAATTCTATTTTTCAAGTCACCATATATTATTTGGTCAGTCATTGAATTCATTGCAATTATATGGTTTGGACTACTAAATCGATATGTAGTAGTATTATCTGGAATATATGCAGTTTTATTACAATCATATGACCAAATTTCAGTACCATCTGCTTTATATATAACTAAACGTCCATCTCTTTGAGCGCATAATCTTGCATTTGGATTACCATAAGTCTCTGTTGACCATAAAACAGTTCCATTAGATGCATATGATACTAAATTACCATCTGCCTGCATTATGAATGTAAAACCAGTAATATACCATTTATATCCATTCATATAACATACATTAGTATAAATTGTATTTGAATATTCTCTACCATTTTCATCTCCACCATTTAATGTAAAACTAGAAACTGGTTTATTCATCCAATCTTGATAACATATAGCTAAAAATGTATTTTGTGTTTGATAGTTTAATTGTTTTATTAATTCAATTTTTGTAAATTTATTTAATTCTGTTGTCAATGTTGTAATATCTGAATTAAATTGTGCTTCTTTTATTTCTGATGGTATTGTTGCATTACAACTTCTATTTGTCCATTCAGTATTTACATATGTATCAGTATGACAATTAACATCTTTTTGTTGAGTATCACTTGTATGAGGATTTTGTCTATTTTCATTTCCACCATGTCTTGCTGGAAAATAAGTTCGTGTTCTTGATCGTGATGCATTTTTTCCACATGATCCATATTCAACAGATAAATTTTTAACATCTTTTGCCCAATTAGAATCAGATATACTCCAATCAGAATATTCACCATTTATTGTATTCGGATATCTAGATTTATTAGTATTAAGTAAATTTTCTTCATTTAAAAATTGAGTAGTATATTTTCCAATATTATTATAATAATCAGTACACACTGGTGTAATAATATTATTATTTGTTTTACAATATTCATTGGCTGAATTAGTAAATAAATTAACTAATGTCCAAGCATTATTATCAGTAAGTAATGTATCACAATTTTTAATTAATAAATTATCTAATGATGTCCAACTCCCTGAAGCCGTAATACGATCCGGGTGAGTCGATCCAATATTTTGACTTATATATTCAAATGAGACTGGTATTACTGTATTATTATTTACGTCTCCCTTTGGTAAATCAATACATATCATATAAGTTCCCTTTTTAATAACTTCATATTGTGTTTCATTAGAGTGTATATACGAATCAAAAATTTTTGTTTGAAAATTATTAAGATATATTCGACATGGACCAGTATAGAAATTATTATTAGATGTTACCACTCTAAATTTATAAAATTGATCTGTTGGTATAAAAATATAAGAAAATATTAAAGTATTAATACTATTAGCATTTGTCATATTTAAAGTATTTTTAAATACTCTTGTTCCTAAAGATGGCGTTCCATTTCTAATATATAGTTTAGCAAATTCATTACTTTCTAATTTATTTTTAATTATATTTTTTAGCCAACCTGATTCAACAAATCCACGACAATTTGGTAAACTATTACATTTTGTAGTTAATGCGGATATTGAACGAGCATTCGCGGGTTCTTGTCTAATATCATTGTACCAACTATCGTATTGTGGATAAATAGTATATGAATTATTTGATTCAAAATTAATCGCATATGATATATTTAATACATTTTGATTATTGTTAACTGTTTTAACTAAACAATTATTATTTAATGTAAGTGTACTTAAATCAGCACCAAATACAATATTATTCATATTTAATTATATTAATTTTTA